TTTGCACCGAAAGAGTAAGAAGCTGTGAGGCTTGTTGTTCCGCCGGAAGCAAGAATCTTGTTGTCAGCAAATACAAGAGCAACCTTTGTCCCGGGCACGGCTGACCCATTCGTGAATGTTGCCGTCACCTGCTTTGTGCTTGTATTCCAAGTGCAATCTGTAAGTGTCGGAGCTTTGAGCTGTCCGAATCCTGCCAAGATAGGCGCGCTTGTCGCTGTCGCACCGCTCAACGATGTAGCAACGCAACGCAACCACAGACACTTATCCTCACCAACTGTCGGCACCGTCATTGATGCGTTTGCGCTTGTGGTTCCACCGCTGATCGTCTTGCCTGTTGTGAATGATGCACCCGCAGGGAGTCCCATGCTTGCCGTAGGTGTTGCTATGCAATACTGAAGCGCGAAGCTTGTCACCTCTGCATTTGCATAGGCTCCACCGTTTGAGTAGCTCATCGTCACTTTTGCGGTGGTTCCTGCAAGGCTCGCGTTGGTCAACACGGGAGTATTTGGAGCGGCACATTTAGCCGAACCATACACCCAATCAGATGCACCCGCGCAACCTCTTGAGCGGATTCTTATCCATCTGCGGTTAGTGGTGTCGGAATAGCTCACAGAATCGTTATTGCTTCCCGTGGTTACATTTGCAGCAGACCAATTAACCTTGTCGGGACTCGTAGCCGCATCATTTAAGCTCTGAATCTCAACATCGCTGAATATGCCCGAGAATCCTGTTGTTGGTGCAGGTATCTGCCACGAGAAAGACCGACCGCTCTGATTCAGCTTGAAGTTATTATCAACCGTGAAGTTGACTTCGTATTCCGTCCACTTCTTCTCGCCATAATGCACACGGAACCATATCGCGTTGAGGAGCTTTGTCGTTGTCGGATAATACTGACTAAAGTCGAGCGTTATCGAATAGCTTGTGGTTCCCTTTGTCGGGGCTGTATACTTCGTCACAGCTGTATAAGCCCCGTCAATCTTCAGCTTGTACTCGATCTTCGCCTGATGCTTTGATGGAGTCACATCGGGACCCCATTTCCAAGAAAATGTAACGACATTATTTAGACGGTTTATGCTCAAACCGCTCATAGCGTAGTCAGCCATGTAACATTCTCTCCTGTCTGTTTAATGTCCTTATGAAGCCCTGCGCCCAAAGTTCGGGATCAGATGCTCCGTTTACTGTGATTGTGTTCACTATACTTGAACCGCTTCCGCTCATCCCGTCTGCACCTGCAAAGGCAAGCTCGGGAGTAAATGAGCCGAATGATACGTTATTCAATCGAGCCATAGCACGGTCAACCGCACTCTCTTCGCTCTCGATCCCGTTGACAAGTCCTTCTCCGATCATGGTGCCCGCGTACTTCATCAATTTTGAAGGGCTCGCAATCCCGAAAAAGTCCTTGACCTTGCTCCATGCTTCCGTGCAAAGGTTCTGGATAGCATTGAGCAACGTGTCTTTTGCCTTAACAAGTCCGTCCTTGATTCCCGTGATAATATTCTTTCCGATTGATTTCCAATCCATCAGAATGATCTTGTCGAAAAGACCCTTGTATATCTTCGGGACAACCATAATCAGATCCGGCAGAGCTTCAAGCACACCCTTGACCAAAGCGGCAAGGATCTCAAAACCGCACTTCAGAATCTCGGGCAAGTTATCTGTCACGGTCTCCACAAACGTGGTCATCATCTCTGTGATTGCCTCTGTCAGTTCCGGCAGAGCCTCCACAATGCCGTTAAGCAACGCAAGAACTATCTCAAGCCCTGTCTGCATTATCTCGGGCAGATTCTCGATGATGAATGTCTCAAGCTGTGATACGAGCTGAACAGCTGCAACAGCTAAATCGCCCACGTTTTCAGCTATGCCTTGAGCCAATGCCAAAACAAGGTCAAGCCCTGCCTTGAGCAACATCGGCAGATTATCGACAATCATTTGAGCCAAGTCTTTGACAAGGGTAACGATTGCCGGAATCAGCTTCGGTATTGCTTCCGTGATTCCTTGAGCTAACTGAATGATGAGCTTCAATCCTGCATCGAGCATCTTCGGGAGTACATTCATCAAAGCATCGAGTATTCTGCCACCGACATCGGAGAAAGTATTCACAACTGTCGGAATTGCATTTATGATCGCATCTGCCAACGTGACCACAAGATCAGGAAGCACCGAAGCCACTCCGTCAATAATTGAGGTTATAGCTTCAAGCACCTGCGGGAGTGCGGTTGTCACGTTCTTTATCAAGCTGTTGATGCCCGAGCTTATCTGCTTTTCTGCTCCGTCCGTTCCCGTGATTAGTCCCGTGAAGCCGTTCATGACGGTAGTTAATGACGGGAGCAAATTTGCGACCATTGAATTTTTTAGGCCGTCTGCCGCTGTGGTTAGATTCTGAAGTGTGTCCTGAAATGTAGCCGCGTTCTTAACAGCTTCATCACTTAACACTCCGCCAAGATCGTGAACTTCCTGCTTCATTGCAGCTGTCTCTTCAGCACTCATGTTAAGCAGAGCACCGAGCTCCGTTGCACCTTTGCCGAGAAGCTGTCCTGCGAGATATGTCCTCTGTGTAGTATCATCTACCTGCTGAAGGCCAGAGATAACGGCAGAAAACAAATCTTCCTGCGACATAGCCGCGATGTCTTTTGTACTGATGCCCAATTCCTTGAAGGCATCGCTGTCCTTCTCTGCGGCATTTGCGAGCGTTTTCATGGATGCTTTAAGACTCTCCATGCTTGTGCCGCTATGTTGCATCACGAAATCCCACTCTTGATAGGCTTGTGCTGATATGCCCATCTTTTGAGACATCTTGTCGATGTTGTCACCGAATTGAGCAACCTCTGAAGCACTATCCCAGATAGCCTTACCCGCACCGATAGCCGCACCCGTAACAGCCGCAACAGCTCCCGTTACAACAGCCGCGCCCGCACTTATCATGGAGCCCATGTTGGCTGTGAAAGCTGACCCAGCCTTTTCGCCCGAACTCCGTCCCGCTGATTCAGATGCCGCTCCGAGTTCACTCGCAATCGTCTGCTGCGCCCCCTGCATATTGGGGATGATACTTATCGTAGCGCGACCAACCTCAACCATTCCGCTCGGCATATTTCCTCCGTTTCTGCTCAAACCAATCCTGCAATTCCGCAACCGGGAGAGCGCCCTTGCCGATTCTCTTCCTATCCTCGTCCTCTTTTTTGCCCGGTCGAGGGTAAGGTTTCGGTTGTTGCGGTTTCTGCTTGCTTGCCATGCGAAGTAAGTTGTAATTGATGGCAGAAAGCAAATCGTATATATCAGCAAGTATGGTATTGGTCTGTAAGGCCGTGTCCCATCTTGCAAGCTCTGGATTCAGCTCCCTCATGGTTGCCGAGTTCAGAGATAAATTCGTAATAAAAGAATTGAGGGCACTCCACGGAAGAGCACCCCCAATGTCATTCAGTTCATAACCAACCTTTAAAAGGTCAGCCTCTATTGCTTTTTCATGCGCCTCAATGAACTGTTTGAGGCTTATGATTCCCCCAGCTTAATGCCAGAGGCTCCTTCCCACGCACGGATGAGAGCGAGGGCTCCTCCGCTTGTGAGCTTTTCTGTGAGTCCGGGACATTCAGCTTCAAGAAAGTCAATGATTCCGTCAAAGGCTTCTGCCTCATTTCCGGCCATTCCTCGGAAGCTCTTTACCTGCTCAAGACTCAAGTCAGCAAAAGAGGGCAAGCTGTAAACCTCACCCTCTCCGTCTAACTGAAATTCAAATCGCGGCTTCGCCTTATTATTGATTATTACCGCCATGCCTTAAACCTCTCTTTCTTACGATGAGGATGAGGAATCACCCTCGTCTACGATCATCACGAATCCGTCACCCAGAGCCGTAATGGTCGGAGTCCAACTTATAGCAGCGTTAGGAGCAAAAGTAGTATTTGCCACGCTCTGAATCTGTCCATCAGTACAGCCGATCATGACAGTTGTGTCTCCGTCCTTCATGAGGAAAAGGAATGCCTCTTCAGCAGGAAGAGAAGCGGCTGACAGATTAGCTGTGATAAGTCTGCCGTGTGAACCATTTGCAGGTGTGATAGTCACGTTTGAAGCACCAAGCACGGTCTTGAGAGATTCCTCTGTGGTGTCCATGACAGGAGCCTCGATGGTCTCTGCGTGTTCGCTCATGATAACGCGCTTTACCTTGTTAGCCCAATTCCTTAATGATTCTGTGGTTTTGTCTGTTGTGAGTGTGATTCCGTCTGCGGAAACATCTCCAACGTGCTTCCATGCGCTCGAAAGAGTCTCAAGCGGATAGGAAGGAAGGGCTGTTCCCTTCGGAGCATGATAAAACATACCCGTGGCCATTCCGAGGCCGAGAACTACATCATTATTCATTCTATATAACCTCCACTTTTTCTAAATGTGCTGTGATACTCAAACGAGCCGAGCACATTGCCAAGTCAGGTCTCACGGGGTCTGCACCCCATGAGCCCGAACTATTTACTGTTACATATCGCAGAGCTGTTGTCTGTTGCTTTGCGACTTCCCTCAAAACTCCGATTGCCGTCCTCAAAGTAAGGTCAGCCGTTGACTCGTCTGCCGCTCTGGAATCCAGAACCACCTCAAACGTGTCAATCTTATCGGAATCCGTGCCGCCAACCTTGCTGATTAGTATGCACGGAAAAGAGGGATTCTTCGGAAGCGGTCGGCAGTATGCTTTGACATGATTGCCAAGAGCCTGTCGAACCTCGTCCTCTATGTCTATACTTCTCAAAATTTCCATCACTTCACCGCCCGGCTCAAAGCCTTGTCTTCTGCTTCAGCTATCATCGAGTCTCTGTCCGTGGTCGACACAAAGGCCACCCATCGACCGCCACCATAACCACCGACCATCGAGTGAGACTCAAAGCCCTCACCGCCTCGCGTGTTGTTAGCGTTTGCTCTGTCACGGATTCCATTAGCCGTCTCTTCAACAAGAGTCTTAACTCCGTCAGAAAGAAGTATTTCACGGAATCCCGCAGAATTGAACTCGATCCGCATCTGTGAACTCATCCCTGCCACCTCTTAAGGTTCAACTGCATATTTGTGACGGTTCCTGTGGGTAAACTAAAGAGCTTCGGCTCTCCGTCTATCTCGTAGGTGTTGCCGTCATACACAATATGGTCGCCCGCCTTTACATCAGCGTTAGGCGGCAAGATTGCTGTCAGCCCTTGCATGATGCCAAGCTCACGGCCGT